CCAAGGGCGAGCTCGGCGGCAAGCCGTTCACGCTTGAGCCGTGGCAGCAGGACTACGTGCGAAAGCTCTTTGCCACAGAGGGCGACGTTCGAAAAGTCCGCACAAGCCTACTGGCGATTCCGCGCAAGAACGGAAAGAGCAGCCTGTGTGCTGGCATCGCCCTTAAGCTGCTGATGGAGAACGAGCCCGGCTGTGAAGTGTATTCCTGTGCAGCCTCACGCGATCAGGCCCGGCTCGTCTTTGACATGGCCCGAGTCTACGTCGAGCAGTCGCCGGTGCTGCGTCAGCATCTGAAGGTCTACCGCAACGCCATCGTGCGAGAGGCGACGCACGGAACGTACAAGGCACTTTCCGCCGAGGCTGGAATCCAGCACGGGCTCTCGGCTCACGGCGTGATTTTCGATGAGCTACATGTAAGCAACCGCGAAATGTGGGAAGTGATGCTTAGCAGCCAAGGTGCTCGGCGTCAGCCGCTCACGGTGGCGCTCACTACGGCAGGCTTTGACCGCAAAAGCGTCTGCTGGGAAATCTGGAAATACGCCGAAGCGGTGGCCGCCGGCACCGTGAAAGACGAGACGTTCCTGCCGGCAATCTACTGTGCTGATCCTGCGGCCGATTGGAAGGACGAGAGAACGTGGGCTGCTGCCAATCCGAATCTCGGCGTCTCGGTGCGTCTTGACTTCCTGCGGAGTGAATGTGCTCGAGCGGTTGAGATGCCGACGTACGAGAACACTTTCCGGCAGCTGTATCTGAACCAGTGGACAGAACAGAGCACCAGGTGGCTGCGCATGGATCACTGGGCTCAAGGCGGTAAGCCGTGCCCGGTGGATCTCGCGGGCCGCGAGTGCTGGGCCGGGCTGGACTTGGCCACGACGTTCGACACCACAGCCCTGGTGCTGCTGTTCCCGCTAGATGATGGCACGTTCTGGATTGAGCCACACTTCTGGATACCGAGCGACAACGCTCACCAGCGAGAGCGACGCGACAAAGTGCCATACCTGACGTGGCACAGGCAGGGGCACCTGCACATGACAAATGGCAACGTGACCGACTTCGACCAAGTGCGTTCGGACATCAACGCCATTGCCGGCAAATACAAGGTGTGCGGCATCGGCCTAGACCCGTGGAACTCCGCACAGCTCGGCCAGCAACTGCAAGGTGACGGACTCCCCATGTCAGACTTTCGGCAGGGCTACGGCTCTTTGTCGGCACCTAGCAAGCAGCTGGAGAACCTTGTTGTGAGCGGAAAGGTGCTGCATGGTGGGCACCCAGTGCTGTCGTGGCAGGCTTCCAACGTGGCCATTCAGCAGGATTCCGCAGCCGGAAACATTAAGCCGAGCAAGGCCAAGAGCACAGAACGCATAGATGGCATCGTGTCGCTCGTCATGGCTATCGGGCTGTGGCAGAAAGCGACCGCAGCCACGCCAGAGCAATCCTGGGACATGATGACGCTATGAGCGAAACGGCCACCAACGACTACAGGATGATCGACCTGCGTGGCATCGACTGGGCCGAGGTTGGCGGCGGCCGCACAGCCTCTGGCGTGCGGGTCACGCCAGAGAATGCTTTGGCGTGTGCGGCCTACACGGCCTGCATTCGTGTGATCTCTGACGGGGTGTCGGCGCTGCCGCTGCACCTGTACCGCCGGATCGCCAGCGGCGGCAAGGAAAAGGCGTGGGATCACCCGCTGTACCGTCTGCTACACCAGCAGCCGAACCCTTGGCAGACGGCGCAAGAGTTCCGCGACTTGATGACGGCGCTGTACCTGAACTACGGGGCCAGCTACGCCGAGATCCGTGCCGGCGCCCGCGGCCCGGTGTCGGAACTTTGGCCACTGCATCCGAGCCGGATGGAAGTCGAGCGGCTTGAGGACGGCAGCCTGCGGTATCTGTACCGCGAGCCGAACGGCCGGCAGACGATCTACCGGCAGGGGCAGATCTTCGCCCTTCGGTATCACACCGAGGACGGCGTGACGCCGATGCCGACCTACCGGCTGTTCCGCAACGTGCTCGGTCTCGCTCAGGCGTTGGAGGCCCACGCGGCCACCTACTTCGGCAATGGTGCCCGGCCGGGCGTGATTCTGGAGTCGGACAACCCGATTCCGGTGGAGGCAGCCGAGCGGCTCCGCGAGCAGTGGGAGCGGATGCACCGCGGCCCGGATCGTGCGTTCCGCACGGCCGTCCTGCCGAACGGCGTGAAGGCCCACGAGCTCTCGCAGAGCAACGAGGCGGCCCAGATGTTGGAGAGCCGGCAGTTTGCCGTCACGGAAATCTGCCGCGTGTTCCGGGTGCCGCCGCACATGGTGCAGGATCTCAGCCGCAGCACCTACTCGAACATCGAAGTGCAAGGCACGGAGTTCGTGCAGCATTGCCTGCTGCCGCATTTGAAGCGGTGGGAGGCGGCGATCAGCCGCGACCTGATCGAAGACGACGAGACGTACTTCGCCGAGCACAACGTCAACGGCCTGCTGCGTGGTGACCACGCCAGCCGGGCGGCGTTCTATGTGTCGGCCCTGCAGAACGGATGGATGACGATCAACGAAATCCGCGAGGCGGAAAACCTCAACCCGATCGGGGCGGCAGGTGACCAGCATTTCGTGCAGTTGAACATGACCACGCTGGACAAGATCGGCCAGGAGCCGCCCGTTGCAGAGGCGGAAGACACCCCAGCCGATGACGCCGAAGACGACACGGAGAACGCCGCAGATGGAAATTGAACGCCGCTCGCTGCTTGTTGAGGATGCCCCGGAAGTGGAGCTCGTTGTCGAGACACGGTCCAACGGTCGCGAGGCGATCCGCGGAGTGGCGATCCCGTACAACCGGCTTAGCGTGGATCTCGGTGGGTTCCGCGAGCGAATCCTGCCGGGGGCGTTTGACAAGATCCTGAGCCGGCAGCGTGGCCGGCAGGAGATCGTGAGCTACTTCAACCACGATTCCAACTGGCTACTCGGCCGCGAGGCGGCAGGCACGCTTGAGATCACGTCGGACGAGCGTGGCGTGTCGTACATCGTGGAGCCGCCAGACACGCAGGCAGGACGAGACGTGCTGGCCCTGGTACGGTCTCGCAACCTGCGTGGCAGTTCGTTCGCCTTTACGGTTGCCCAGCGTGGCGGTGAACGGTTCACTACGGACGAAACCGGCAAGGCAATCCGCGAGGTGGTCGAGGCGTCTGGGCTGTTCGAGATGGGTCCAGTGGTGACGCCGGCGTATAGCAGCACCAGCATTGCCGTGGCCATGCGGTCGTACGAGGCGTGGCTGCATTTGCAATCCTCAGAACCGGCGGCCCAGGCGGATTCTGTGCGTTCGACCCTGCGGGGCGTCGCCGCCGCCTGGGCTGCCATTCTGAGGCTTCGCAATGTCTGACGGTCCTCGCTGCAAGTGCGGCGAAAAACTGCGGACACGCTCCAGCCGCGCCTGCGGCGATGAGCGGCAGCGTTACGTGCGATGCCCACGGTGCGGCGCGCGTGGCGTGGTGTTTGTCAAAACAACAGTTTCCGAAGTGCGGTTCTGCAAGGGGGCGGGTAGGTAGGTGCATCGTGAACCCATCGGCAATCACGCCGCTGGAGACATCACGACATGGACCGCCTCACTGCCCTCCGCGCCGAAGCCAACGACGTTGCCGAGCGGATCGACGCTCTGACCGCGCTCGACTCCGACAACAAGTCCGACCTCGAAGCCCGCAACCTTGAGCTTGCAGGTCTGACCGAGAAGGCCAAGGCTCTGACTGGGCAGATCGACTTTGAGCAGAAGGTGACCGATTCGGCCGCCAATCTGCGGAAGGTGTCCGAGCGTTGTGCCCCGGCGCCCGAAGTTCGCGCCGAGGAGCAGAAGGCTCGCATTGAGCCGGTCCGCGACGGGCGGACGCTGAAGGCGTTCCGCTCGCACGAGGATGCGTACCGCGTCGGCCGTTGGCTCCAGGCAACCTACGCCGGCGATGCCGAGGCCAAGCGGTGGTGCAACGACCACGGCGTTGAGGCCCGCACGATGGTGGGCGGGGTCAACTCGGCTGGCGGGTTCGCCGTCCCAGAGGAGCTGTCCTCCACAATCATCCGCAACGTGGAAACGTATGGCGTGGCCCCGACGGCCCTGCAGAACTTCGCCATGTCGAGCGACGTGCTGTCAATCCCGAAGCGGATCAGCGGCGTCACGGGTGCTTGGCTTGGCGAGAACAGCGAGTTTTCCTACAGCGACATGAGTGGCACGCAGGTGCAACTCGTCGCTCAGAAGTTCGGGGTGGCAACGAAGGTTTCCAACGAGCTCTTCGCCGATGGCGTGGGCGTCGCCGACCTGATCGCCACTGAGCACAGCCTCGCCGTGGCCCGCGCCTTGGATGAAGCGGTCTTCATCGGCGACGGCACCTCGAGCTACGGTGGCCATCACGGCATCGCCGTGAAGATCGCCACGGCGTCTTTCACTGCCTCGATGGTGACGGCGCTGACTGGCAACGTGTCGTTTGAGACGCTCGACAAGGAAGACTTCCTGTCGGTGCTGGCGAAGTGCCCTCGGTACGCCCTGCCCGGTGCCCGCTGGTACATCTCGCCGGCTGGCTACCACGCTGCGATGCAGCGGCTGGATCTTGCCCAGGGCGGCAATGCCAGCGTGTCCAACGGCTTCGGACTGACGTTCCTCGGTTACCCGGTCACGCTTGTGTTCCCGATGAACAGCACGCTTGGCAGCGACACGTCGAAGGTCAAGGTGCTGTTCGGCGATCTGGCCATGGCCGGTGCTCTCGGCATCCGCCAGGCGTACCAGTTGCGGGTCAGCCAGGAGCGGTTCGTGGAACTCGACCAGACGCTCGTCTCGGGCGTCGTGCGGGCCACCGCGAACTTCCACAGCCTGGGATCGACCAGCGAGGCTGGCCCTGTGATTGCCCTTCGTACCGCCGCGAACTGACCCGGACTTCACTCTCTAGGAGAACCTGACAGATGATCCATGCAGCGATGACCAAGAGTGCGGTGGCTGGCAAGGCGTCGGTCTACACGAGCTCGCAGACGAACACGCTGACGCTCGACACGCTCGGTTTCGATCACGCCAGCATTGACGTGATCTTCGGACCGGCCGTCAGCACCTCCAGCGTGGCGCAGACGCTCACGCTGCGTCAGGGCGACGCCGCAACCGCCGTGACCGAGACGGTGTCGGGGTTCACTTCCTCGCTCGTTCCGGCCGCCTACGCGGGCCAGACGGTCTCCAGCACTATGACGGTCTGCAGGCTTGAGGTGGACTGCCGTGGCAAGAAGCGGTACCTGGCCGTGAACGCCAGCCCGAACACCGACACGGTGATCGTGGTGGCGGCTCGGCTCTCGCGTGCAGAAGAAGGCCCATACGACGCCACGACCAAGGGCGTTTCCGTCAACGTCGCCGGCTGACGCTTGACACGACCGGCACAGTGAACGGCAGGCAGGGCACCACGCTCTGCCTGCCGTTCCCATTTATGAGGCTGCCCATGCTGGTCAAGGTTGGCGACACGTCGGTAGACATCCGAGTTGAGGCGATCCTCTCGATGCCTCGGTTGAGTTTTACGAGTAACCATTTTGCATGGGCTCAGGCGCTCATGCCGCTCGGCATTCGGCCGACAATGGGCACCGGCTGTTTCTGGGATCAGGTCCACACCCGGATCATGGAGCAATTCATCGACAAGTGCGAGTACCTGCTCTGCATCGATTACGACACATTTTTCAGCAAAGAAGACGTTGAGCACCTGTTCTCCTTGGCAATGGCTTTCCAGTGCGATGCCATTACCGGGCTCCAGACCAAGCGTGAAGACGGGCGGCCAATGCTCACGCTCAAGGGCACGCTTGGCAAAGTGATGGACGGCGAGAAGTCCACGCTGCCGATGTCGTGGTTTGCCGAACCCGTGCAGGAAGTGGACTCGGCGCACTTCGGGCTGACGGTCATAAGCACGGCGGCGTTGAAGCGAAACAACAAGCCGTGGTTCTGGAGCCAGCCGGGTCCAGACAAGTCATGGAATGAGGGCAGGCTGGACCCGGATATCTGGTGGTGGAAGAACTGGCGAGAAAGCGGAAACCGTGTGTTTGTCTCGCCGCGGGTCGTTCTGGGCCACGGCGAATACATGGTGACGTGGCCTGGCCGAGATCTGGCACAGCCGGTGTTTCAGTGGGCCACCGACTTCACGAACACCATGAAGCGACCCGGAACTGCATGGAGTGTGCCCCAGTCATGAAAATACGAATGGTGCAGAGTTATCGCGTCTACCGCCGTGGGCAGGTTCTGCCAGACGTGCCGGATGGAATGGCGAACGATTGGATACGGCGAGGCATCGCCGTCGAGGACACGCAGACGCTGATCGAGACGGCGGCCGTGGAACACCAGGCCGAAACCGCTGATGCCACGCCCCGCAAACGAGGACGCCCCCGTGCAGTACCGCAGCCTGACTCGCCAGACAGCCCCGGCGGTTGAGCCCGTCACGCTCGCCGAAGCCAAGGCCCATCTGCGTGTCGATGCCGACACCGACGACACCTACATCGGCACGCTCATCACGGCGGCTCGGGAGTGGGTGGAGCAGTACCTTGACCGTGCCCTGATCCACCAGCAGTACGTCATGCGGCTCGACTCGTTTCCCTATGAGTTCGAGCTGCCTAGGCCGCCGATGGTGGCCAGCGGCACGGCCACGACGGTCGCGGTCACCTACACGCTGGGGGACGATTCTACGGCCACCCTGTCGGCATCGCAGTACCGAGTGGACAGGAGCGCAACGCCGGGCGTTGTGCGGCAGCTGCGTGCCGGGACGTGGCCGGCGAACCTAGACGACCAGAACGCCGTGACGGTGACGTGGTGGGCAGGCTACGGCACCAGCGGGGCCAGCGTCCCGGCGGCCATCCGGCACGCCATGCTGATGCTCGTCGGGCACTGGTACGACGGTTCCCGCAGCGGCGTGCTGACGGGCAGCATCTCCAAGGAAATCGAGTTCGGCGTGAAGTCGCTTCTTGACTCGCAGCGGTGGGGTTCCTACCGATGATCGACGCCGGCAGACTCCGCGATCGGATTACGGTGCAGGTCGCCAGTGGTGCCACCAACACGCTCGGCGAGACGGTGCTGTCATGGAGCGACTCCTCTGCCGTCTGGGCAAGCGTGGAGGGCGTCACGGCGCGAGAGTCGCTCGGGCTCGGGCAGCAAGAGATTTCCGTAACGCATCGTGTGAAGATGCGATATCTGCCGGGGCTGACGCAGAATATGCGGTTCTCCTGGCGGAACCGCACGCTTGAGATCGTCAGCCTGCTCGAGCGTGGCAACCGCAGCGAGCACGAGATCATCTGCCAGGAGACGATCCCCTAATGGCGAGCGTATTTGCCGGCGGCAATCAGTCGCCGCTTATGAAGTTGGCACTAGGGCGAGGCAAGAAGGCGAAAGCCCTGTTTGCACTGGAGCCGCTCGCTGACATCGTGGCTGAGCTCAAGAAGCTGCCCCGCGACATCAGCACGAAGTACCAACTGCGGGCGCTTCGCAAGGCCGCCAAGCCAGGACAGGAAGCCCTGCAAAAAAACGTGGCGGCCCTTGGCGAGATCACGGGGAATCTGCTGGCGAGCGTCAGCAAGGTCGAGCGGAAATACACAAACAACAAGGCCAAGCTGCCGGTCGCCGTAGTGGTTGTCGGGTTCCGGCGT